GGGCCATCGAGCTGGTGGTCGACCGCGAGCTGCGCCAGAACCCCGTCCCGCGCGCCCTGTACTACCTGCAGCGTCTGACCCCGATCGACGCCGGCGTCGACGTCCCCGACGTCTTGAAGGGCCCCGGCGGCAAGCCCGCGAAGCTCTCGAGGGCGATCCTGGTCGAGCGGTACGGCGAGGAGATCCTCAAGAAGCTCCCGAGGCCGTACGTGTACGAGCGGCAGGGAGGTCTCGACCCCGAGGTCGTCGCGGCCGCGTTCGGCTTCAAGAACGGCCAGGACCTGATCTCGTCTCTGATCGACTCGACGCCCCTAGAGCGCGCCAAGTCGCTCGAGGTGACGAAGCGGATGAAGGCCAGGTACCCCGGCCTTTTCGAGGACGCCGCTCGACTCCGACGGGAAGCGGTCAAGGCCGCTCACAATGACGCCCGGGGCACCCAGCTCCTCGGGGAGCTCCGCGTCCTGGCGCGGATCGCCGGCAAGCGGTCGGAGCGCACCGGGCAGGCGATGTCGATCGACCGGAAGCGCCTCGCGGCCGACGCCTCGAAGTACCTCCTCGGAACCCCGATTCGCAAGATCAAGTCCTATCAGTACTTGCGCGCGGAGCGGAAGCACGCCGCGGCGGCGTTCGAAGCGGCTGCGAAACAGCAGTGGGCGAAGGCCTGGGACGAGAAGCTCCTCCAGCTCTGGAACTTCCAGCTCTACCGCACCTCCGTTCAGATCGAGGAGGAGACCGGGGTCGCCACCCGGTTCTGCTTCTCCTGGACGACGGAGCGCCGGCGTCGCGCCCTCGGGCTCGCCGGCAAGAACTACCTCGACCAGGTCGACGACCTCCTGGAGCGCACGGAATTCAAGCCGAAGCCGATCTCGCAGCTGGAGCGCCGGCAGACCCTGAGGGAGTGGATCGAGGAGCAGAAGGCGAAGGGGCTCGACCCGATCATCTCCCCGAAGCTCATGGACGAGGCGTACCGGAAGTCCTACCTCGACATGACGCCCGACGAGCTCTACGAGCTTAGGGACAACCTGAAGAACGTCGTCCACCTCGCGTCCCTCAAGAACTCCCTCCTGACGCTCAAGTCGAAGCGCGCGTTCGAGACGGTCAAGACGGAGCTCATCTCGAGCCTGCAGGCGAACCTGTCCGACAAGGGCCTCTTCGCCGTGTCGCCGGATTCCGCGAAGGCCCTCGAGAGGGCCCTGAACGCGATCAAGTCGGGCGACGCGGCGCTATTGAAGATCGAGGAGCTGGTACGTCGCGCCGACGCCGGTAACATCAACGGAGCCTGGTCGAGGATCTTCTTCGAGCCGTTCAACGCGGCCCAGAACGCCGCGGACCAGCTCGCGACCGATCTCGCCGCGAAGATGATGGAGATCGTCGAGAAGATCGACGTCAGGTCCGAGAAGTTCGGGAAGGAGTTCTTTATCGACTCGATCGGGGAGTCGATGCCCTACCAGTGGTTCCTCGCGGTCGCGCTGAACTCCGGCAACGAACAGAACATGCAGCGCCTGATCGACGGCAAGCCAACCCCGGCGCTTAACTGGGGTCCGGAGGTCATCGAGCAGTGCCTGTCCGTGCTCGATCAATCGGATTGGGACTTCGTTCAAGAAATCTGGGACCTGCTCGACAAGGAGCTCTGGCCGAAAGTCGCGGCCCTCGAGGAGCGCCTGACGGGCGTCGCCCCTCCCAAGGTCGAAGCCGTCGGGTTCACGCGCCGGTTCAAGGACGGAACCGAGAAGACGTACCGGGGCGGCTACTACCCTCTGAAGTACGACCATCGAGAGCACGGCTGGGCCGCGAGGCGTCAGCTGAACGCCGGCGAGGAGACCGGGGTGCTCTTCGAGCACAACCACGCGCGAGCGATGACGCCGCACGGTCACGTCATCAAGCGCGTCGAGAACTTCTCGGAGCCCCTGGCACTCTCGCTCGGCGTTCTCACGAATCACCTCGGCAGCGTGATCCACGACCTGACGCACCGCGAGGCCGTGCTCTCCGCGCACAAGATCATCTCGGATCCCGAGGTTCGGCGCGCGATGGACCGGTACTTTGGCCCGCAGTACGCGAAGCAGTTCGACGAATGGCTCCGTGGGGTCGCGAACGACGCGAACATCGACCAGTCGAACGCGGAGAAGATGCTAATCCGGATCTCCCGCTGGGGCCGGCGCAACAACGTCATCGTGGCGATGGGGTTCAAGGCCACGGTCACGCTCCAGAACTTCGCGAACGTCTTCAGCGCACTCGAGGTGCTCGGGAAGGGGGGCGCCAACTACCTCCGCAAGGGCATGACGCGGTTCTACGTGCGCGAAGGGGGCATGAAGACTTCGATCGAGCTCGTGCACTCGAAGTCGAAAATGATGAAGTACCGGTTCGCCCGCAACGAGCGCGATACCCGGATCGCGATCGACCGGATCGCAGGACGCTCCGGGCTCCGCAACGAGGTGATGCGCTTCGCGATGTACGGGTGCGCGATCACGGACGCTGCGATCGCGTACCCGACCTGGCTCGCCGCGTACTACCAGGCGCTCGACCAGGAGGGCATGACCGAGGAGCTCGCGATCGCCGAGGCGGATCGGAAGGTCCGCTTGGGGCTCGGGTCGGGGGCGGCTAAGGACCTCGCCAACGTGCAGCGCAACTCGGAGTTCCTGAAGTGGCTCACGATCTTCTACTCGTTCTTCAACTCGGTTTACAACCGCGGAAGGGCGATCGGATTCGATGCGGTCCAGGCGAAGCGCGAAGGGCGGCTCGCGAGGGAGTTCCCGCACCTGCTCGCTCGGACGTGGTTCTTGTGGGTCGGGCAGGCGGTGCTCGCGGAGCTGCTCTCGGGCCGGACTCCCGACGAGGATCGGGGCGAGGGTTGGGTCGGTTGGTCGCTCCGGAAGATCCTGTTCTTCCCCTTCCTGTGTGTGCCGTTCCTCCGCGATATCGCGAACTCGCTCGAGACCTGGATCGCGGGACTTCCACCGCGCGACATCAAGTACGGCCCGATCGCCCAAGTCGCGGAGCAGATCGTCGATGCCGGCAAGGCCAACATCTCGCTCGCCACCGGGAGCATCGAGGCCGACAAGCAGTACGTCAAGAGGCAGATTCGAGCCGTCGGCTACGCGACGGGCCTGCCGGTGCAGCAACCGCTGATCACGGGCGAATACCTGTGGGACGTCTTCACGGGTGAAGAGGATCCCGAATCGTTCTGGCAATTCGCGCACGACGTCCTGTTCGTGCGGAGGAGGAACCGATGATCGAAGAGATGTCCACACGCACGGAGTACGTCGCGACCGGTAGCGTCAAGAACTACGACGTCGGAATGCCCTTTCACGATCTGACCGAGATCGAAGTCGTGGTCTGGGACGAGCGCGGCCTGAACGAGAGCACGCTCGCGCTCGGCGAGGACTACACGATCACCGGTGACGGGCCCTCGGGTCAGGCCACCGTGGTCTTGAGCGAGAACCTGACCGAGGACTACACGATCCGGATCTCGAGGCGCACGACGCCGGGCCAGCCGGTCGACTTCAAGAACCAGGGCGTTGTCTTCGCGGACGTGATCGAGGAGGCGTTCGATCGCCTGGCGCTGCAGATCGCTTCCCAGGGCAAGATCCCGATCTACGGTACCGGGTCCGCCCCGACTGCCAACGCGGCGAACGCGGGCCTCGTCTACATCACCCGCGACCCCGACGGCGAGTCGACGCTCAAGATCATTCTGCAAGCGGCGGCCGGGACCTACTCCGCGGTCACGCTCGCGACCACCGGAGCGTAGGCCTCCCATGCCTTCAGAGCTCCTCCTGGCCCAGACGCGCTTCCTGTCGCTCGTTCCGAAGCTGCTCGAGCGGATTGCCCTCATGGGCTATCACGCGACGTTCGGCGACGCCTGGGCCAAGGAGGGGCACGCGTACAACTCCTGCCACTACATCCGTCTCGCGATCGACCTGAACCTCTTTGACAAGGACTACCACTACCTCGAGGACACGGAGACTCACCGACCGTTTGGGGAGTTCTGGAAGACCCTCGATCCAGGCTGCCGATGGGGCGGTAACTTCCGCAAGCCCGACGGCAATCACTACTCGTTCACGTATCAGGGAAGGGCGTGAGGAGTGAGCGATGGAGCCGATGTCCCTGGTTCTCGATCCCGGCCTCGTGGCCGGAGGTGTCGTGTCGGCGATGATCCTGGCCTTGAAGATCGTCGAGTGGAAGAAGATCAACCCGAGACGGGATGAGTTCCATGCGTGCAAGTGGGACGGTCAGAAGATCGAGAAGATCCTGGAGCGTTTTGCGATGATCGAGAATCGGACCGCGGAATCCCAGACACGCCTCATGGATGGGTTCGGGCATCTGATCGAGACCGTACGGGACCACGAGAGCGAGGAGACCCGGATCCTCGCGACCATGGAGACGCAGCAGCGGGCGAACGGGGAGGCGATGGTTTCCGCGCTACGCGAGATCGTCGCGGAGCTCAGGCTCATGCGCCGCGACTACGGCGGATCGGGAGGAGTCCGATGATCCGCGGATACCGCAAGATGCTCGCGGGCGCGATCGTAGGATGCCTCTTCCTCGCCGTCTCCTGGGATCTCTGCCGGCGTGGGATCACGGCCGGGTCCGATCCGACGGCCCTCGGGGTCATGTGCGGCGGGATCGGGGCCGCTCTCACCGGGATCTACGGCACGTTCGTGTGGGGCAACGTCAAGACTCACGAGGCGCAGGAGAACGGGGATGCCGGTAAACCGGCCGGTTCGTAGATCGTTTCAGGGGCCCGACGAGAACCGTCGCTCGAAGGCGATCAAGGAGCTCGCGAAGCGGCCCCAGTGGCTCGAGGTCTCAGGCGGCGCCGGAACGGGCACCGACGACCACGCGATCCTCGACAACCTCGACTACGCGAACGCGAACCACACCGGGTTCGTGTCCACCGGGACCGATCAGACGATCACCGGCGCCAAGACCTGGCAGACGGTCGCCGGCAAGACGGCGATCACGATCGACCTCAACGCCTCGGCCACGGAGCCGGGATTCCTGGTCACGAAGTCCTCCTCGACCCTTCTCGAGATCGACGAGTACGGCCAGCTCCGGATCGCGGTCGCAGCCGCCCGGACGGCGCTGACGATCGATGCCGCCTCGAGCCAGTCCGCGAACCTCCTCAGAATCCACTCGGACTCGTACGACTACGTCGTCGTCGACCCGACCGGAAGCGTCGGGATCAACGCGGATCCGGACGCCTGGCTCACGATCGCTCCTTCCGCGGGGATCGTGAGCGATCAGCCGGTCGTCGACCTTCACCCGGACCTCTGGTACGACGCGCAGGAGTCGTACTACGACGGGTACTCGGAAGGCCAGGAGGTCACGAGCCTCAACGACAAGTCGGGGAACGGGCGGCATGGGATTCTCGGGCCCCAGGGCGGGATGCGGATCTACTGGTCCCACTCGAACGACGGCGACCGGCACCCGACCGCGATCCCCGGCTCAAACTCCGGGCGATACTTCTCCGGTATCGGAAGCAGCGGGTATTCGATCACCGGGGGATGGATCGGAATCCAGAACGCGACGATCTTCGTCGTGGGGTCCGCGACAGCCGGCGCGGGCGCGCTACCCGTATTCGGCACGGTCCACCTCGAGATCACCCCGGGTAACTACAACGTGGGCTCTTTCTTCTCTCTTGGGACCACGCTCTCGAGCAGTGAGGTCGTTGCCTATCCTCGAAATTACGGAACGCATTTCGGCTACAAGAAGCTTTCCAACACCGCGATGCCCGGCGTTCAGAACTGGAAGATCCACTACTGGCAGTTCCGGCCGTGGTCGAGCACGATCGACCATTTCATGGACGATGTTCCGTATCACCTCACGGAAACTGTCACGGATGCACAGGTCTCGGCGTACTCGTACATGGCCCAGTTCTTCAACTTCAACGAGTCGCAGACACCCGACACGTACGTCTACGGATCCCACTGGTACGCCGAGGTCATCGTCTTCCTGACCCCTCTAAATTCGAGTCAGATCGAAACCGTCCTAACGTACCTCAAGACCAAGTACAACTACGTCGGGTACCAGGCGCCCACGGGTCGCGAAGCGATCCACATCTACGACACGACGAAGGCAGAGCTCTGGTTTGCCGCGACCGAGACGGAGCGCGTCGGGATCGGCCGTACCGTCGCCGACGCCCCGCTCGCGCAGCTCAACGTCGGCTCCTCGGTCGCCGGAGATCTCCCCGTAAGGGTCGACCTCCTCGAGACCCAGACCGCGAACGCCACGGAGTGGCGGAAGACCATTACGGGCAACTCGACCCTGAGGACCTACGTCGACAAGGACGGGTACCTGTACGCGTGGCAGGGGACCACCCCGACGCTTGTCGAGCCCCACGCGCCCGTCACGCTCGCGGGCTCGCTCGACTACATCACCCTGTCAGGCCAGCAGATCACCCGCAATGCGATCGATCTCGCGACCGATACCACGGGGATCCTCGGGGTTTCGGGCGGGGGGACCGGGGTCAACGCCTCGAGCGCCTCGAACGGGCAGCTCCTGATCGGGAACGGGTCCGGGTTCACGCTCGCGACGCTGACGCAGGGGACCGGGATCTCGATCTCGAACGCGGCCGGATCGATCACGATCACGGCGACCTCAGGGGCGGCTCCCGGTGCCCACAACTTCCTCGACGGGTCCGTGCACAACAACACCCAGGCGGCGACCACGCCGGCGCTCGCGCGCGGCGACCTGATCAGCGCGCAGGGATCGACGCCCCTGTGGACCCGCCTCGCGATCAACGCGCCGGCCGCGACCTTTAGGAACTACCTCGGCGCAGCGAACGGTGACACGGAACCCGGTTACAAGGCGCTCTTCGACGCGACGACCCCGGGCACGATCTCCGCGGGGGCCTCGGCGGCCGCCGGCACGGCCGAGACGGCCGCTCGGATCGATCACGTTCACGGGGCGCCCTCGAGCTGGGCGCCCAGCGCGCACAACCTTTTGAACGGCAGCTCGCACGGCGACACAACGTCCCAGGCCTCGGTCCTCGGCAAGCTGATCTACGGCGGGCCTGGGTCCCCGTCGACCTGGACGACGCTCGACGGCAACACCGACGCGACGAAGAAGATCCTGACGCAGACCGGGACCGGCACCGTGAGCGCCGCTCCGGAGTGGAACACGCTCTCTCAGGCGGGAATCCAGCCGACCCTGACCACCGGCAACCTGTCCGAGGTCACCTCGAGCGTCCTGACGATCTCGGGCGGGACCGGAGCCGTGATCGGGAGCGGGGCGACGATCCGGGTGCAGCAGGCGAGCTCCGGGCAAAGCGGCTACCTGTCCTCGGCCGACTGGAGCACGTTCAACTCGAAGCTCTCCTCGATCAGCCTGACCTCGACGGGCGGCACCCTGACGGTCACGGGATCCTCGCCCTCGTACAACGCCGACCTGAACCTCGGGCACAAGAATCAGTGGACGATCGGCCAGCAGTTCGATCAGGGCGTCATCTTCAGCGGCGCGAACGCGAACACCGAGGGACCGGAGGTTCCGGTCGCGATCACGACCGGATCGGTGAAGCCCACGTACACGCACGGTCACGCGCACCTGTGGAACACCGATACGAACGGGGCTCCCTTAGGCGCCGGCAACGCGGCGATGAACTTCTCGAGCGCGGCCGATCGGTCCTACGCGGCGTTCAACTTCACCCGGACCTACTACCCCAACACGGGGCAATTCACGAATCCCGACGTTCGCAACGCGGCGGTGGGTTCCGGGTGGTACGCGGACTACACGAGGCACACCTCCTGGTGGTCGCATCGCCCGACGGAATCCCCGACCTACGCCGACATCGAGATCGCTTTCCTGACGAACCACGGGCAGCTTCTCCTGCTCTCCGACTTCGATGGTAATGGCGATCCCGTCTACAAGGACATCGGCGGCAACACGATCACCTGGCCACAAACTCTCGTCACCCAGTCGACCACCGAAACGACGCTGACCCTGAAGGGGATCAACAGTCAAACTGCGGCGATCCTTTCGGTCGTCGACGAATTGGACAACTCGCTCCTCGAGATCACGCCGGCGACCGGGACGGCTGACGCAAGCGTCTGGGTCTCGGGTGGCATCACGGTCGATGGTTTCGGATCCTCCGGCTACTCGCTCCGAAACACCGACCTCGGGACCTCGACGAGTCAGCTCGCCCTGCATTCCAGGTCGTACGCGACGTTCGGGGAGCCGGGGTTCGAGTTCCACAAGGTGTACGCGGACGGCGCCTACAACCCTTCGCCTCCGCCTCAGGGAAACTACGGCGCGCACACCCGTTGGACGATCACGCGCTCCTCGATCGATTACACCCTCATGGAGCTCTCGCGCGAAGGCAACCTGTACCTGATCGACACGAACCTGAGCGGCTATTCCGGACGGTTCGTGATCTACAACCTGAGTGGAAACCGCGACTACACGTTCCCGGACGCGAGCGGCACGATCATGCTGACCGCGAACTCCGCGAACCCGTCGGCCACGATCGGCCTCTCGGCGACGAACGGCAGCGCGACCACGTATATGCGTTCCGATGCCGCTCCGGCGCTCTCCCAGGCGATCACCCCGACCTGGACCCAAGCGCACACGTTCAGCGCGAAGGACGTGCACAACGCCGGGATCAGCCTCGGGACCTCCGGTCTAATCGACTCGAGCGTCGCCGACGCTGCGAACGCGGTCTCGGTTCTTATCAAGCCCAGCGTGGCCCTGACCGCGGGAACGGATCGCCAACTCTTCGAGATTCAGAACTCCGCAGGGACCTCGGCCGTCAAGGTCTATTCCGACGGTTCGTGGCTGTTTGGCGGATCGGCCTCGGGGAGCGCAACCGGCTACTACATCGGCGTCATCGGGGCGATCTCCCAGGCGCTCGGGATCTCATTCTCCCCGTCAAGTACGACGTCAACAGGCACAACCATCCTCGGCAAAGCGAACACTATCGCGGGTGGACTCTTCAAGACCGTGGGAGCCTCGGGCGGCCAGCCGACCGGGTACGTCATTGGTGGCACATTCGGCGCTGGTCAAGGCACTGTCGGAGCAGGCTCGACCCCGACCGGGCTCGTGGGCGCGATGTTCCGGGCCAACGACGCTGCGGTCGCCAACTCCGGCAAGACGTATGCGGAATGGGGCGGGTGGCGCGTGACCGCTCCCGCCACGACGAAGAACGCGGGCACGGTCACGAGCGGCTACGGCGGCTATATCGAGAACTGGCCCTCGATGTCGAGCGGGCACGCGGTCACAACGCTCAACGGGCTCTACATCGAGGAGCAGACCCGCGGCTCTACGAACTATGGGATCTTCCTCGCGAATGCCACGGCGGCGTACAAGGCGATCGCGATCCGCGACACGAACGCTTGGATCGGCTCCAGCGCCGCGGCGACGATCGACATCGGGGCGACGAACTTCAAGGTCCAGTCCACGAACCTCGGCTTCTACAACACGGCGCCGGCGGCCCAGCCGACCGGGGACGCGCTCGTGGGGCTCGGGACCGTCGGCCTCATCTCCGGTCCCCTCCTGACCTACGGCAGCCTCTACGGCGACGAGATCTCGCAGAGCGTGACGATCTCGTCCGCCGGCACCTACTACGAAGTAGGAGGCTCGCTCTCGGACGGCGGATCGAACGGTATGACGGCCCAGAACTCGAAGGAACTCAAGTGCCTCACCGCCGGCAAGTACATGGTTCACTGGTCGATGTCGGTGAACGTCGGCAACGCTAACCAGGAGGTCGCCGGCGCGGTGATGGTCAACTCGACTCGCCAGACGAACTCCACGAACCACACGCAGGTCCCGACCGCGAACAAGCCCTATTCGATCTCCGGCACGGCCGTCGTGGCCCTGGCGGTCAACGATCTGTTGAAGCTCTGCGTCACGAACCACACGGCGACGAATGCCGTCGTCGTCGAGCACGCCAACCTGACCGCGGTCCGCATCGCCGCGTGATGACGGGAGGAAGCATGGCCGCCACCGGAGCGAAACCGAAAACCATCACGGTCGAGTACGAGACCCGATACGAGGGAGATCCCCCCGTCGCGAAGGTCTACAAGATCGAGAAGACGCACACCTGGGACTGGTTCAACCCGGCGCTCTCGGTCATCTCGAACGTCGTCGAAACGTTCATCGACATCGACGGACAGATCGCCGCGAACAACGCGAGGATCACCCAGCTCCAGTTCGAGATCACCCAGCTCCAGAACCAGAACGAGGAGCTCGAGCAGCTGAGACCCTGACGTGGAGCCCCTCCGCATCATCGAGACCCAGGACGGCCTCGCAGCCTTCCGTGGAGACGTCTGCATCGCCCGGGAGAACGACTTCACCTGGCGACGCGCCGCGGAGCAGGCGGCCGGGCTCGCGTCCTGGCTCACCTGGAGGGAGACGAGCTCACCTTTGGGTGACCTGGCGGTGATCGGCGGGGGCTTCGCGTGCCTCCCTAGGATCCTGAGCTTGGGGTCCTGGAGGCGATTCGACGTGTACGAGCTCGAGGTGGAGCTCGCGCACGACCTAGAGGTCCGGCACCCGATGTTCAAGCGAGCCTGGACCTGGCGATTCGGCCCCTGGGAGGAGACGATCCAGTACGAGTCCGGCCGGCCCGTCGAGTCCTTCCGGGCCCGCCGGTACGACGTGATCGTGTATGACATCGACGACGAGGCCCCCCTCGAGGTGTTCCAGTACGTGAGAACCCCCGGGGGTGTCGTCGTCGACCAATCCGGACGCGTCCGCGTCCCGTAGGAGAGCCCGCATGTCGAAACACGCCTCGAAGAGCCGCCCGCCGAAGGCCCCCGCGCCACGACCCGCTCGGCCCGTCCCGGGCCAGCAGGAGAACCCGCTGGCCGGCAAGAAGTACCGGCTCAAGGGGGTCGAGGTCTACGCCTACGCCCTGACGCTCGACGAGAACGACAAGTTCGGGCCGGAGTACCGCCTCCCGGCCGTGTGGCTCACGGAGGCCGAGATCCCCGACGTGATCATGGGGAAGCTCCGCGCCCAGGGCATCAAGCCCCAGGAGTGAGCCGATGAACGTCTCCCTCCGGGTCGTCGGGATCGCGGGAGCTGCCGGCCTCGTAGCCGTAGCGGGCTCCTACGTGGCCGGCCGTGCAGCCGGCGGTCAGGCGGCCCGGAGGGAGGCCCTCGAGGAGCGCGCCGCCGTGGAACTCCTCGGCCAGGGCGCCGCCGAGGCCCAGGTCGGGAAACCCAGGATCGAGGGCACCCCAGCCGGCGCTACCCCGGTCGCCACCATCACCACTCGCAACGACTTCGAGATCGACCGGCGGCGCAGCGCCGGCGGGGCCCCTGGGGCGACGGCGGGGGCTCCCGAGGCCTCCGGCCCGTCCGGCTCGAATGGACGCGTCCCGGGGCAGCCTGACGCGTTCCATGTGGAACCCCCTCCGGCGACCGTCGAGAACGTCCACGAGCTCCCGCCCTGGCCGGCCGCCGGCGATCTGGCGTGCGACGCCACGACGGACGTCTGGACCATCGGGCAGCGGGTCTTCACGCGGGCGGCCTGCACCGCGCGCCTCCAGGGCCCCCGCGGTGGGGTCCTCTACACCCGGGGACCCCTGTTTGGCGTGGAGCACGAGGCGACCGTGTCGCCTTCGATCCTTCCGCCGACTTGGTCGCTCGAGGTGCTCGTCGGTGCGTCGATCGGCTCCGAGGCGAGGCCGGGGCTCGAGGTCGGGGTGGCCCGCGTGAAACGTCACCTGGGCTGGTACGTCATGGCAGACTATTCACCGCAGCTCGGCGGGGATCCCGCCAGCTGGCGAGCTCACGGCGGCCTCGTCTGGAGGCCGGGGAGGTAAGGGGATGGCCGGGGACACGTACGAAGAGGTCATGGGGCTGCTCTCGAGCGGCACCCAGGGTCGCCGGAACTGGTCGATCTCGGACGAGGCCAGGAAGAAGAAGCAGAAGCTCATGGAGGCCCAGACGGCCCCCAAGAACACCGCGATGGGTCCGACCGCGTCGACCGAGACGAAGCGGCCGGAAGGGGTTGCCCACGAGTCGAAGGTTTACATCGACAAGCGGAAGCAGTGGCAGCGGGCGATCCGGGAGTAGATTCTGGGGGGATCGTTCCGGCCCCGGGCGGCAACCCGAGGCCGGAAGCTTGGGCGGGATGTCAGGATGCAGAGGTTTCGGGAAGCGGCGCCTCAGCCGGGGCGCCGTAAACGACCCACTCGGGAACCGGTCGGAAGTTCTTCGTGCGGCCCGCTGCGTGAAGACCCCGCCGGCGGGTGTTCGCGATCTCGACGATGATCGTGACGATGACGTCCTCGGGGACTTCCTCGACTTTCGGGCAGACGTGCTTCATGTGAGACCTGGCGAGCGCATAGGCGGCGAACAAGGCCTCGACTTTCGAGATCGAGTCGTATAGGCGCCAGAACGGGTCGCGGTGCGCGTGTCGATGGATCCGGGATCGGGTCTTTACGCTCATGGTCACCTCCGGTCGTCGCCGGGGACCAGGGGCACCTCGGGGAGCCGCTCCGCGATGTCCTCGGGGTGCAGGAGCGTCACGGCAAGCTTGTACTCGCGAACGGCCTCGAACAGCTGTTCCCGGTAGAAGCGGATCCGGGTCAGATCGCGCGTGCCGCCGCGGCCGCGCTCGAGCTCGTCGTGCCAGAGCATCGCCGCGCGAGCGCACGAGCGCATCGCGATCGCGACGCGAAGCAGGCGGTCCTTCTGCGCGTCGGTGTAGTAGGGGACGAAGTCTTCCATCATGCGTTCTCCTTGAGACGACGGCGCGTACCGACGAGGTCGTGGGTGACCTTGAGGACGCGCACTTTAGCGGACGGGTACATCTTCTTCGCGAGACGTCGAGCGTGCCGGCGGGCACCGTCGACGTCGCGATCCTCGAGCTCCCGGAACACCAGCCGGAACTCCCCGACATCCGGGACGATCTTCGAGGCGAGACGGATGCGGACCGTGGCCCGGTAGAGCTCAACGCGGGTCGGCATCAGAACTCCAGCTCCCCATGGATCCGCGAGAGCTCGAGGGCCGCGCGGAAGTTGCGGGAATTCCGGGCGGTCGACTTGCGGCGCGCCTGCAGTTTCCGGAACTCGAGCACGAGGATATCGATCGTTGGATCCGTGAGCTTTGCCCCGATCTCGTAGTCGCGGATGTCGTAGACGCTCTTGCCGGTCACGACGTTGACGCCGGACCACCAGGTTTGGGGGAATCTCACGGGGGCGCGCTCCATCCGCACCGCGTAGAACTTCCCGCGGCGCTTGACGGCGTAGACGGAACCGATCTCGATGTCGCTCATGGTCTCTTACCTCCACCGAAAAATATACGGGCAATTTCCGGTGGAGGCAAGGAGAGATTCAGGCGGCAGGCTTGGGGGGGCGTCCGGGGCGAAGCTGGAAGGACGAGCGCGGGAGCCTGAGCTCGGTGGCCGCGGCGTTCCGTAGAAACTGACCGACCGTCATGCCCTTCGCCTTCGCGCGCTTCGTGAGCTCGAGGTAGAGCTCGCGCGGCAGGACGACCTCAACCCTCACGGTCGTCATGGCAGACACCTCGGCAGGACGCTACGGATCTCGATTTTCACGTCACCGGGAAAGAGATCCCGAAAGCGCCGAAGAATCTTCGTTCTTGCAGATCGCGCGTCGGCCGCGGGGACGATCCAGCGATGCGTCTTCGCGCGGCCTCGAATCGTCACGCGGACCCTGACGTCCCACGTCACGGGATTGAAGAGATTCTCCAGTCCCACAGTCGATCACCTCCGATCGCGAGATCGAGAGCGATGTTGCAGGAGCAACACCGCCATGCCGGCCAGACATCCCGGTCGAAGTAGGCGAACATCGCCTCGACGTCGGCCCCGTCGAGCTCCGGCGGCGTACAATGCCACGCGGAGACCGGGTTGTGACACCTCGGGCAATCCCTCCGCTGCGTGAGCAAGGCGATCAGAAGTCGCCTCGGACCGTCGCCTCGGCGGTAGAGCAGGCGCAACGCCTCGTGGTACATCCGGTAGGTCACGACGTAATCATACGGTCAATTCCACGGCGTGACCATAAATTCCCTGGACGATTTCCGTGGCCCGGCGTACCTTGTCCCCATGGAAGAACTCACTCGACAGCAACGGTCCGAATTGTCCCTGAGGCTCAGGAGCCGAAGGGCGGTCGCCGCGGGTCCCGCGGCAGGAGGAAGCGATGAAAGACGGAAAGCGAAGACTCATGATCCTGGGAACGATCCTGATGCTCGTCTCGTCGATGGCGGTAGCTGGGGAAACCTCGCGGAGCCCGGTCCACTTGGCTCCGACCGGTGACCCGATCCTCGTCATCGTGCCCGATGGGATCCAGGACTCGCCGGACGGCGTCGACCCGCTCGTGCGGATGGAGGCGCCCGGCGACGGCTACTACGTCCTGATCCCGATCACGATCGATGCGGTCTGCCAGAAGCCCAGCTGGTGCGTCGAGCGGGAGTTCACGAACGGGAAGCCCTACCAGCAGGCGCTCCACGACTGCTTGAGCTGCGCCGAGGATCTCCAGAACCGAGGAACCACGTCGCCCAGCCAGGCCAACGCCCAGCGCAACGCTTGCCGGACCATGTACGGCCTCTCCACGAACACGTCATGGGACATCTGATCCTCGCCCTCGCGTGCGTCGCGGGGTACTTCCCTGCGGATCTTGGCGGGCCTCGATGCTCCGAGGCCCGTCAAGAGCTTCAGGGGGCCTGCTCCGAGGTGATGACCTGGGACCCCCTCCCCGGGTTCGCCGGCGAGTACGAGATCTACCGCCGCGTGCCCGGGGGGGAGTGGGCCCGGGTCGGGGTGATCCCGGCCCCCTACATCGGGGGCGACGAGGAGGCAGGGATCCCCGGCGAGCCGGCGCACCTGAACGCGTGGCCCTTCGCCCGGGACGTCCCGTTCCCGGTCGAGGGGCAGCTCTACGAGTACACCGTGAGGGCGTGCTACGACGGCTTCACCCCGCGGTGCGGTCCGATCCCACCTGAGCCGTCGTTTCGATACCGCGCTGCGTGCTACGTCTGCCTCGAGGCGGGCCGCGAGGTCCCCTGCTATACCTCCGCACCCCTGAAGCTGCCGCAACGCAGCCTGGCGGCACCGGCGCGTCCACAGAAGATTCCCTGGTTGAAGAGGGTCTTGCAGCGGCGTAAGCCGCGGTGAGGAAGCCCTGGCTCTGCCCGGGGTGTCAGCAGGTCCGGCTCGATCGGATCTGCCGGCGGCCCGACGGCGAGGTTTGCGGTAAGGCTCCGGCGAACAGACCGGCCCTGCGTGTCGTGGCGCGGGGCCGGGTCTTTATCGAACTCCACTCGAAGCGGAGGAAGCGGTGAGGGCACGATACCACAAGATCATGCCGTCGCTTTGGGATGACCCCTGCGTCGATGAACTGTCCCTGCATCAGCTCGCGCTTTACGTCTGGTTGTTCACGAACCCCCACTGTGGGGTCTCGGGAGTGTTCGCGTGCGGACCTCGGCAGATCCCTCACCGATTCGTACCGCACCTCCACGAGTCGAAGGCCCGCTACAAGGCGGTAAGAGAACGGGACCATAGGCAACAGGTCGCTTGTCACCTTTCGGCCATTCGTAGTTTGAATTGTTGGCATGAATTCGAGAGGCCCCTCGATAGAACTCCCGATGAGTTCGTGAGAGCGAGAGGCCCCTGGATAGAAATGTATTCGGGGTCCCTCTGGCACTCCCTCGTATCCTTCAAAAAGCCTGATGGAAAAGGACTTATCGACTGGAACGAGGCCTCAGGATACGTCTTCGTGAGGGGCAAGTACCGCCTCGAGGTCGGTTTCACGTCACCGCAGTTACTTTCGCCTTTACGTCGTGCTGCGGCTGTGGAAATCTCGCTGGTGAACGATCCTGTGATCGTAGGTAAGTTCCACGAGAAGTATCACTTAGAGAAGGAGGTCGAAGATTTCCACAGGCGTCAGGGGACCCAGGCGAAAGTCGCGCCGACAACTGAACTGAACAGAACTGAAAGGGGGAGACATGCGCGCGCGGGTGCACGAGTCAGCTCCCAGGTAGAGGTTACTACGGGAAAACCTCGGAAAAACCGAGGAAACAGGTAGGGTTCGATCTTTCGGCGCGCGAGCCCGCGCGACCACAGGAGACTCCATGCCAGGCGAAAACGAGAACCAGAACGAAACGGATCCCACGATCACCGCTCACCCCGACGCCGTGAAGGCCAACGACGCGATCCTCGAGAAGCTCAAGAGCGCAGCCCTCGAGGAGATCGCGCAGCTCACCGGCAACGAACTCCCGGGGCCCAAGCTCCAGGCCGGCGGTCAGATCGAGCTGATCCCCTGGGTCGCGCCCTGCCGGCGCCTCGTCGGCCATCACGATGGGTTCGGCCTGAACGACTCGATCGATCTCGTGTCCGACGAGATCGGGCCCGGGGGCGCCGCGCACGCCTACGAGGCGCGCATCCGCGTCGACGGCAGGGAGGGGCGCGTCTCGATCCACACGGTGGCCCTGGCGGTCTTCCAGAAGGGCCCCCGGAACGAACCCGGATCGACACCCGGGATCACGGAGGCGGTCCTCCTCGAGATCCTGATCGATCGCCTCGAGGGGTTCCAGGCCGGGCAGTACGCGTGCCGACAGAACGCCGACGCGCTCGAGGCTCTGATCATGGCGCGGGACTACCTGCGCTTGAGAGCGCGCGAGCGGGCGAGCCGCGGCGTCCTCGGGAAGTACGAGCGATGAGCGAGATCCAGAGCTTTCAGCATCACTCCACCATCGGGGAACACACCATCGTCGGGATGGACGACCACGGTGTCGTCCTGGCGTTCAAGATGCAGGACGGAACCGTCGCGCTGAAGAACATGCCCTCGGTAATCGCGATCGAACTCGCGCTGAAGATCCTTCAGTGTGGGCTGACGTTCGATGTGGTGGTCAAGGGGAAGGGCCTCAAGGAACTAGGGTTCACGCTCCAGGGCTACAAGGAAATCACAGAGGAGGAAGAATCATGAGCGACAAACTGAATCTGGGTGAGTTAGGCGAGAAGCTCTCGGTCGAAGGGTACCGGCTGCAGGAGTCGGACGTCCTCGTGGGGTTCGCGGGGCCCGGAATCGTCTTGGGCCTTCAGATGGGAAAGGAGATGCTCGTGACCGTCATCGATCCCACCCTCGCGATGAAGATGGGATTGGACTTGTACAAGAGCGCGATCACGCACGAGATCGTCCTCGGGAACAAGGGTCCCGAGGCGTTCGGGTACAGGATGGTGTCCGCCGAAGAAGAGAAGAAGGGCACTCCATGAGGGATCCGATCGCGGTCGTGTTCGAGCTCCGGGAGGCCGTTTCGACCACGCTCGAAAAGAGCTGGACCCGGCCCGGAACGAAAGAACCTCTCCTGACCCACGAGCAGCGCGACCTGATCCTCGAGGCCGCGCTGCTCCTCGAGGAGTACGTGCAGCTGCGCTCGCTCGTGCGAGGCGTGCGCGACGCGCAGAAGGACTACTTCAAGTCGAGGGCGCCGGCGAAGCTCCAGGACTCGAAGACGCTGGAGCGGAGGCTCGACGAGTTCGTGAGGGACTGACGAGGTGAACCCATGAAACCATCGGAACTCCGGAAGCGCCTCGAAGCGGCCGAGAAGGAGCTGCAGTCGTACTTCGAGGCCACGATGTTTCGCGGGCGCGTCAACGATACGTTTTTCGCCAGCGCGAAGGACGTTCACGCCATCGCGGATGCGCGGGATGCGGCCGAGACCGAGCGCGACGAACTGCGGGCGCGGCTCGACAAGCTGCCCAAGTTCGCCAGCGTAGAGGAGGCAGCGAAGGCGGCGTATCGCGCTCGATTCCTGCTGACGCCCATTCCAACGGAGCGCGAGCACTTGTGGATCAGCGAAGACGAAAAGGAATGCTGGTGTCGCGTCGTCGCGGCGCTGAGGCCGAATGTCGGGGGTGGGAAGTGACACGCGACGATCTAACCCTTGCCCTTGACGTTGTACAACATGGCGCAGGCATGGGTGCTCTTAACGAACGCGATCGCATCCTGGCTGAGTTCGACCGCCTGACCGCCGAGGCCGAGAAGCTGCACGGGGCGCTCGGTGACATCTGCATGAGGGACGGCGGCGACGAGACGTGGGAATGCCAAGTGTGCATCAAACGCACGCCCAAGTACGAGAGGCCGATACGTCATGCTCCCAGCTGCCTCGCCGCCCCGCGAGTCGGGTGTCGATGCGGCTGCAACGCGGAGAAGGGGGAGCGGTGATGCAATTCGCCTATGCTGATCCACCTTATTTAGGCTCAGCTAAATTCCACTACGGAGATCCCACGTTCGACTCGAAAGAAGCGCACTTGGAGCTGGTGAGTCGACTCGTTCGCGAATATCCCGATGGCTGGGCGCTCAGCTGTAACTCTAAAGACTTGCGGTGGATCTACCTGGCGTGCCCTGAAACCGCCCGGGTTGGTGCGTGGGTCAAACCATTTGCGGTGTTCAAGCCAAACGTCAATCCGGCCTACGCCTGGGAACCCGTGATCTTCTACGGTGGCCGTAAGCGTAGTCGATATGAGGCAACTGTGCGAGATTGGCACTCGGCTAACGTCACGTTGAAGAAAGGGCTCTGCGGTGCCAAACCGGAGTCTTTCTGCCGGTGGGTGCTGGATGTTCTGGGCTGGAAACATGGTGACACGCTGGACGACCTGTTTCCAGGTACCGGTGCGATGACGAATGCCTCGCGCGGGCCGGTAATGCGGATCGGAGACGCGGAGAAGGGGGAGCGGTGATGAGCCAGAACTTCGCCCGATGGGACGGAAACCAAGTCGATCTTCAGCCTCTGTTGCGGATTCTCACGGACATCGACCAACACCTCCAGTACCTCGCGATCGCTCTCATCATGCGAGGCGCCAACGAGGCGAGGGACCGGATGAACCCATGTTTCCGCGAGCACGAGTTCGAGGAGGTTTTGGATCGAATCGACGAAGAAGACGTTATCCTAATCCCGGGACCTGTGGATCCCGACGCAAAGGAGGACGCATGCAGTACCTCGGATGGGCCGTCGCGATCGTCATCCTCGCCGCCGCCGGATACATCGCCTGGAAGTACAAGCCGGTGAAATGACACTGCCCGTGGGAAAACGTGGCCTCGGGCGACGTCCCTCCCCGTACCCCGTGTAGCGTCGCCCTATGGCCTCGAGGCAGTCCCCGGGCCAACCAGGGGGGCCGTTCCCAGCGGCCCCCCAATCTTACAGAACCTTAACCTAAGCACCCTCAGCGGCACGCTGTGGGTGTCCCACCCCCGAAGACCTCCGAAGCGAGCTCCGAAGGAACCGTTTCGGGGCACGTAATCCAGATATTGCTGTCTTGACAACCCACCTGAATATTTAGCCTGTCGGCCCATTCTATTTTCCGCTTGACCTCCAAAAAATTGGATCTATCCTGTTCTCAGTCGCTTGGAGTCTCTTGGGGCCTCGAGGGGCGGTTCACCCCCCCACCTCGGGGCCCCCGAATGGAGGTCGACGTGGCGAAAAAGTGCAAGGGAAAAGGCGGCCGGAAGGGCTGACCATGCACGGCCAGCCGATGCTTCTGCCGAAGCTCACGCCGAAAGAGCATCGGTTCTGCGACGAGTATCCCATCGACCTAAACGGCGCCGCCGCCGCCCGGCGCGCCGGCTACTCGAAAACCCGCGCCGATCGCACCGCCGCGGAGCTCCTCAAGAAGCCCGCCGTCCGCGAGCGGATCCTCGCCCAGATCGAGCAGCGGTCGAAGGAAGCCGGCGTGACGCAGCGCGCGGTGCTCGAGGAGCTCGCGCGCATCGCCTTCTTCGATCCCCGCCGCCTCTTCACCTCGGACGGCCAGCTGAAGCCCATCCAGGAGCTCGACGACGCCACCGCCGCCGGCCTTCAGAGCCTCGAGGTGGTCACGTCCCGCAAGGGCCAGGGTGAAGGCGAGGAGGTCCAAGACGTCGAGATCAGAACCTCGAAGATTCGCCTCTGGTCGAAGACCGACGCCCTCGCCTGGCTCGGGAAGCACCTCGCCCTCTTCGTCGATCGCGTCGAGCACTCCGTCGACAAGGACCTCGAAGCCCGCATCGTGGAGGCCAGGAAACGTGCCGGTCTCGGGTCCTAGCGCCCTGACCGATCCCCTCGACGCCCGCCTCGGCGACGACATGGGGAAGCTCGCCCTGGAGCCCGAGAAGTGGCTCCAGTACGCCTTCCGGTGGGGCCACGGGCCCCTCGAGGGCCAGAGCCCCGACCGGTGGCAGCTGCAGTTCTTCGAGGACCTGGGGCGCGCGATCCGGGAGCGGAAGTTCAACCACGTCGACCCGGTCGACCCGATCCTCATGGCCGTCGCGTCGGGCCACGGCATCGGCAAGAGCGCCCTGTCGGCCTGGCTCGTGCTCTTCATCCTGTCGACGCGTCCTCGGTCCATCGGGATGATCACCGCCAACACCGGCGAGCAGCTCCGCGGCAAGACCATGGCCGCGATCGTGAAGTGGAAGGAGCTCTGCATCGTCGGGCACTGGTTCGAGGCCTCGACCGGGGACCTGTGGATCCGCCACAAGGACCACCCGGCGACCTGGCGCGCCGACTGCGTCACCTGGCGCGAGAACCGCCCGGAGGCCTTCGCCGGCCTGCACGCCGCGAGCTCGACCCCGTTCTACATCTTCGACGAGAGCTCCGGCATCCCCGACGTCATCTGGGACACCGCCGAAGGGGGCCTGACGGACGGAGAGCCCATCTTCGTCGCGCTCGGAAACCCGACCCGGAACTCCGGTAGGTTCCACGCGCTATTCGGCGCCCGCCGGCATCGCTGGAACACCCGCCAGATCGACGCCCGCGACTGTCGCCTCCCCAACAAGCGGCTGCACCAGGAGTGGATCCAGGATCACGGCGTCGACTCCGACTTCGTCCGGGTCAAGGTCCGGGGGCTGTTCCCGATGGCCTCGAGCCGGCAGCTGATCCCGTCCGATCTGGTCGCCGCCGGTCGCACCGTCCCGCCCCGCTGCCTCATCTCCGACCCGATCGTCATCGGCGTCGACGTCGCGCGCTACGGGGACGACGAGAGCGTCATCGCCTGCCGGAAGGGGCGCGATGCCCGCTCGATCCCCTGGAAGTACTACCGCGGCCTGAACACCATGCAGCTCGCCTCCCGGATCATCGAGTTCCGGCAGGACCTCGAGAGCCGAGGCTTGCGGGTCTCGGCGATGTTTATCGACGCGACGGGCATCGGCGCCGGCGTCATCGACCGCCTGGCACAGCTCGAGTACGACCCCATCGAGGTCCATTTCGGCTCCACGAACTGCGCTCCTGCGTTCAAGCGCAAGGACGCCGAGATGTGGGTCGCGGTGCGCGAGTGGCTCCGCGGCGGGGGCGCGATCCCCGACGACGACGTCCTCGCGAAGCAGCTCGAGGCCCGCGAATACGACTACGACGCCGTCGAGCGGATCTACCTCGAATCGAAAGAGGACATGAAGGAGCGCGGCGAGGAGAGCCCGGATCGCGCGGACGCGCTCGCACTCACGTTCACGTACCCGATCGGATCGACCCTGCTCGAGGACGTCCCCAAGCCCCGCCATTACGACTACGACCCGAGGGAGGAGAGAGACCATGGGCGCACCTAGTGCCTCCGCTGCCAGCTACACGGGCTCGCGTTACGACCAGGCCGCGACCGGAGTCGCGCCCGAGGCCGTCTCGAAGGTCGACGTCAAGAAGAAGAAAAAGACCGAGACCGCAGTCGACGCGAAGCTCGCGAAGATGACCGCCGCCGGCATGGGATCCGCCGGCGTGACCACGAGCTGACCGTGGGATCCGCCGGCAGCTCCTCGAGCCTCTACGTCCCGCTCTGGGCGTACCCGAAGCAACCCAAGTCGACCGAGGTCACGGACACGAGCGTCCAGGAGGCCTCGATGTGGGCGAAGAAGCGCCGCGAGATGCGAGGCGTCTCGCAGAGCTGGCTCACGAAGCCGAAGACCGGCGGCCTGACCGATGAGACCCTCGGGGGCGATCTGTCGAATCCCTCGTTCGCCATCACCGGGAGCAAGTGACCCATGGCCGCCCTGGAGCGAGGCGAGAGCAACGCCTTCCGAAAGATCGCCGCGATCCCCTCGAGAGACCGCCTCATGAAGCGGTGGTCCGCGCTGAAGCAGGACCGATCGAGCTGGGAGTCCCACTACCGGGAGCTCGGCGACTACATCCTGCCCAGGCGCCTCAGGCTCGAGGGGAAGACCTGGCGGAACCGCGGCACGAAGCGGAACGACAAGATCTACAACGGCGCCGCGACGCTCGCGCTTAGGTCCCTTCGCTCCGGGCTCCAGGCGGGGTTGACGAGCCCCTCGAGGCCCTGGTTTCGCCTCACCGTGCCGGATCCGGCCCTCACCGACCTCCCCGAGGTCAAACAGTGGCTGTACATCGTGGAGGACCGGATCCGGACGGCCCTGCACAAGTCGAACGTCTACAACTCCCTCGCGTCGCTCTACGGTGACCTCGCGGTCTACGGGATCTCCCCGCTCTACACCGAGGCGCACCCGGCCACGATCGTAAGATCCTGGGTGATCCCGGTCGGCGAGTACTGGGTCGCGGCGGACGAGCTCGGGCGGGTCAACACCGTCTACCACGAGACGCAGCTCACGGTGTTCCAGCTCGTGCGGCGATTCGGCTACCGCGCGGTCTCGACCGGCGTCCGTGACAAGTACGACCGCGGGGACTACGACATCCCAATCGACGTCCTGCACGTCGTCGAGCCCCGCACGGAACGCGATCCCGAGAAGGACGATCGCGAGAACATGCCCTGGGCCTCCTACTGGCTCGAGATCGCGACGGACACCCGCGATACCTACCTCGCCGTCGGGGGCTACCAGGAGAACCCCTACATGGTCCCGCGGTGGGATATCACCGGGTCGGACGTTTACGGCACGTCGCCGGCGATGGAGGCCCTGCCGGACATCAAGAGCCTCCAGTACTACGAGCGCCGCAAGGCGCAGGTGATGGACAAGATCGTCACGCCGCCGATGATCGCGCCGGCGTCGATGCAGCGAACCGGCCTGAAGCTCCTCGCCGGCGATACGACCTACGTCGCGAAGGGCGACGTCGGCGCCGCGGAGCAGATCCGTCCGGCGGTCCAGATCGACACCCGCGCGGCACTCCTCCGCGAAGAGATCGCGGAGTACACGAAGCGGATCAACCAGGCGTTCTACGCGGACCTCTTTACGACGCTGCTCTACTCCGACCTGAGGCAGCCGCGGACGGCCACCGAGATCGCGGAGCTCCACGAGGAGAAGGTTCTGCAGCTCGGACCCCAGCTCCAGCGGCTCGACGACGAGCTCCTGCGACCCCTGATCGATCGGTTCTTCTTCGTGCTCTACCGGAGAGGGGACATCCCTCCGGCGCCCCCGGTGCTCGAGGGGGAGGAGTACAAGGTAGTGTTCGAGTCGATCCTCGCCACCGCGCAGAAGCTCGTCGGTATCGCGAACATCGAGCGCGCGACGGCCTACATCGGGAACGTGGCCCAGACGCTCGATCCCCAAGCTCGGGACAAGTTCGATGTTGATGCGGCGATCGACGACTACGCGGAGCGGGTCGGGATCGCCCCGTCGCTCGTGCGTCCCACGCAAGCCACGATGATCCTGAGGCAGGCGCGCGCCAAGATGCAGCAGCAGGCCGCGATGATGCAGGCCGCTCCGGCCGCGAAACAGATGACCGGGGCGATGAAGGATCTTTCGGAGATCCCGGAAGACGACCAGGGCGAGACCGCCCTCGGCAACATCCTCCAGCGCATGAGCCCCGGGCTCGGGTGATCCCATGACGAAGAACCAAGCTGCGAAGAAGAAGTGGGTCGCGAAGGCCATGAAGCACCCGGACGCCCCGGGAGCCGGGGCCGAAGCTCGGCGTCAGATCCCGATGAAGTGGCGAGGATCCGCGGTGATGGAGGAGTTCCACAGGGGGACGCTCAGGTCGGGCGGATCGGGCAACAAGGTCACGAATCCGAAGCAGGCCCAAGCGATCGCGGCCTCCGAATCGCACACGAAAGCGGAAGAGCGCCGATGGCGCATGAGCCACCGATGATCGTCAAGAGCGGCAAGAAGTGGAAGGTCGTCTCGAAGCACGTCAAGACGTCGGGCCCCAACGCCGGCGAGCACAAGAGCCTCGGCTCCTACAGCTCGAAGGGCGAAGCCGTGAAACGTCTTCGTCAAGTCGAGTGGTTCAAGAGGCACGGCTAGATGGCGCGCACCGACGACGAAGGACGAGCGCAACAGCAGCGGGAGCGCGCGCGACGCCTCGAGGCGGCCGCGCTCCTCGACTTGAGAGCCCTCCTCCGGGATCCCGCGTTCGTGCGCGTCACGAATCGGTGGCTCGAGGCCGGGGCGATGTTCGAGGACGTCTGGTCTCGCGAGCCCGCTGAACGCGACTACTACGCGGGTCGCCGTTCGCTCGCCGTGACCATCTTCAAGGATCTCGAGGACGCTCGAGCTCCGGAGGTTCCGTATGAGCGAGATGAACCCGACCCCGACGAGTAACACCCCGCCCGCGGCGACCCCCCAGGGGACCCCGCCGGCGGCTCCTGCCGACACGCCTCAACCTGGCGCTCCGCAGGAAGAACCCATCAGTCCCGATGACGCCGGCAAGGGCGTCTTCGACGAGCTTCAAGAGGAAGGCGACAAGGACGGTTCCGAAGGCGACCAGGGAAAGCCGGAAGGCAACGAGTACCTCGGCGCTCCGGAGTCGTACAACATCGACCTCCCGGACGGGTGGACACCCGACGATGCGATGCTCGACCAGGTCGCGGAGATCGCGAACCGCGTCGGGCTCTCGCAGAAGGGCATGGACACCCTCGTGAAGGCCTACGTCGAGAACCAGGAACGCGTCCGAGAAGCCGCCGAGAAGCGAGCCGCGGAGATCGCGGACCGCTGGTACCACGAGGCGCGCAAGGATCCCGAGATCGGCGGCGAACGCTGGGATCATTCGCGCCAAATTGCCAACGAACTCGTCCGCAAGTACGGGGACCGGGAGCTCTGGTCCTTCCTGAAAGCGGGCCGCCTCGGAAACCATCCGGGGATGCTCCGATTCCTCGCGCGCTTGGGAGCGCGTGTCTCGGAAGATACGAAGAGTCCCGGCGCCTCGCCGGCGAATCGACCGATGTCCGATGAGGAGCGCCTCCGGGTCATGTACCCCTCGATGTACAAGGACGAGGGGTAACGGAGAGCCGACATGGCTGTTCTGTCCATCCTGAACCCGACCCTGCTCGACTTCGTCAAGCGCCAGGATCCCGACGGATCCATGGCGCAGGTCGTCGAGCTCCTGACGCAGGAGAACGCGGTCCTGGGCGACGCGACCGCGATCGAAGGGAACCTCCCGACCGGTCACCGCACCACGATCCGGTCCGGCCTCCCGACCATCGGCTGGCGTCGCATCAACGAGGGCGTGCCGCCCTCGAAGTCCCACACCCTCCAGGTCGACGAGATCTGCGGCCTCATGGAAGGCTACTCGGAGATCGACACGGAGCTCGTCGAGCTGAACGGCGGTCCCGCGTTCCGGGCGTCGGAGGACGCCGCGTTCGTCTCGAAGATGAACAACGAGGCGGCCTCGGCGCTCTTCTACGCCAACACCGAGACCGCGCCCGAGAAGTTCACGGGATTCTCGCCCCGGTACGACGCGATCAGCGGCAACACCCAGAACAGCATCAACATCATCAAGCCGGGATACACCGAGGCCGACGAGCAGGCCTCGATGTGGCTCATCTGCTGGGCGCCGGACACTTGTCACCTCATCTTCCCGAAGGGCACCATGGCCGGCCTGCAGTCGAAGGACCTCGGCGAACAGGTCGTCCGCGACACCTCCGGCAACCTGCACACCGCCTGGGTCACGAAGTGGACCTGGAAGCTCGGCCTGTGCATCCGCGACTGGCGTTACGTCGTCCGCATCTGCAACATCGACATCTCGCAGATGGCGACCCCGGCGAACAACACCAAGCTCGTCGACGCGATGACCTCCGCGTACTACCGCCTCCCGACCAAGAACAAGGGCCGGATGGCGTTCTACGCCAACGCGGCCGTGCTCGAGGCCCTCGAGTTCGGCATGCAGGAGAAGGTCAAGAACACCCTCAACTACCACGACTTTGGCAACGGGGTCCTGGTCCCGACGTTCAAGGGCATCCCGATCAAGCAGTGCGACGCCCTCACCGTCTCGGAGACGATCATCAGCTAACCGATCCCGTGCGCGCACGGGTCGGCTGATTGCAGCTCAAGAAGGAGACTGATCATGCAGGATGCTCTTCTGACCTCCATGGACGAGAAGTCCATGAACGTCTCGACCGGAACCACCTCCGGCGAGATCATCGATCTCTGGGGCGGCGCGGCCGAGGTCGTTCCGCCCCGCGGATCCGCGACCCTCGGGCAGATCTCGGGCCAGATCGACGCCGGCCAGGGCGCCGTGATCTACCCGTGGTTCCAGATCATCACCGCGATGACGAGCGGCGGCTCGGCCACGGTCGACTTCCAGCTCCAGATGGACGACACGAGCGCGTTTTCGACCCCGACCGTGCTCTGGTCGACCGGGGCGACCGCGTTTAACAACGCCGCCTTCGCGGCCGGCAAGAAGCTCTCGCCGCCCCCGCTCGCCCCGGGCGCGGTGACGGAGCGGTACATCCGGTGGGCCGCGGTGGTCGCCGTCGCGGCGACGACCGGCGGCACCGTGTCCGGTGGGCTCGGCGTCGAGTACGAGCACCGCGGCACCGCCTACTGATCCCGGAGGACGTCATGCGCTACAAGGTCACGGTGCCCACGTACTGGAAGGGGAGGTTCCTCAATCCCGGGGACCCCCTCGAGCTCGAGGCCGACGAGAAGCCCTTCAAGTCGTTCGAGCCGTGGCCGGCGTCGGACGCGTCGAAACCCGATCCGGAACCCCCGCCGAAACCGTTCGCTCCGATCGCGATCTCGGAGATGGCGGAAGCCCAGCGTCCGCCCTCGGCCCAGACGGTCCAGGAGTACATGCGGCGGGGCCCGAAGAAGAAGACCACGTAACCTCGAGGGGCCCGGGAGCCTGAAAGCCCCGGGCCCCCTCGCGATCGGGGGATTCGATGGACGCCATCTCGATCTGCAACGGCGCCCTGGCGAAGCTCGGGATCTTTGGCGGGATCGCCTCCCTGACCGAAGCCTCGAAGGAAGCCCGGGCGTGCAACCTGTTCTACGCGAACACCCGCGACCAGCTCCTGTCGATGTTTCCCTGGCCGTTCGCGACGAAGCGCGTCACCCTCGCCGAGATCGCGAACGCCACGATCCCCGACGAGTGGACCTACGCGTACGCGTACCCGGCCGACTGCCTCGTCGCCCGCTACATCTCGACGGGATCGCGCACGCCCCGGTTCGATCAGCGGATCCCGTTCGCCGTCGAGACGCTCGAAGACGGCACCCGGGTGATCTACTCCGACCTGAACCCGGCCTCGCTCGTGTACACCTACCGGGTCACCGAGGCGACGAAGTTTCCCGTGCCGTTCGCGAAGGCGCTCGAGTTCCTGCTCGCGATGGAGCTCTCGATGCCCCTGACGGTCAAGCGGGAGTTCCTGACGCAGAACGCGCAGCTCTTTGAGCTCGCGTACTCGAGGGCCGCGCAGGCCGTCCGTGAGGAGGGACAGGAGGATCCCGATCCCGATCCCTCCGCGATCGCTGCGAGGTCGTGATGCCGAGGGAGCGGATCCTTTCGTTCATCGCTGGCGAGATCGCCTCGACGCTCTACTCGAGGTTCGACCTCGACCGATACAAATCGTCGGTTCGCACCTGCCGCAACCTGATCACTGGGAAGCACGGCGGTGCCATGAACCGCCCCGGAACCCTCTTTTGCGGCTACACGAAGCAATCGAACAAGTCGGTTCGCCTCGTCCCGTTCATCTTCTCGGAGACGACCGCGTACCTCCTGGAGCTCGGCCCGGAATACCTCAGGATCTGGAAGGACGGCGCGCCGCTCGAGGTGATCACCGCGAACCTCTCCTCCTGGAGCTCCGGCACCGCGTACGTCGTCGGAAACTTCGTCAAGAAAGGCACTCCGGCGGTCGCGTACTACGCGATCCAGGCCGGCACGAACCACGACCCGGAGACCTCGGGCGCGTACTGGGTCGCCCAGACGCATTACGAGGTCCCGACGCCCTTCCTCGAGGCCGATCTCTTCGATCTCCACTACATCCAGAACCTCGACATCCTGACGTTCGTCCACCAGAACTACCGGCCCCAGGAGCTCAGGCGCTACGCGGAGCTCGACTGGCGCCTCGTGGCGTTCAGTCAGGATCGGCTCCCGCTGCCTCCCCTCGCCTCTTTCTTTTCGGAATCTCACGGCACTCCGAACGCCGCGCACCCTGCGAAGAAGTGGCAATACAAGGTGACCGCGGTCGGGAAGACGCCGCCCGTCGAGGAGTCGCTCCCCGTTCAATATCCCGCGACGGGTGCCAACATCAACGCCCCGATCTACATCGATCGACCTCTGACGCTCACCTGGAGGAAAGTTGCAAGGCTGGAATCCGAATTCCCGCCCGTCTACCTCGAGGACACCGAAGTCGACTACTACAACGTGTACCGCGGCCAGAACGGCGTGTTCGGTTACGTCGGCTCAACCCAGAACTTCACCAACGCCTCCCCGCTTCCCGATACCGTGGAGTTCGTCGACGACAACCCGGTCCCTGCGTTCCTCGATTCCCCTCCGACCGGGATCGTTCCTTTCGGAAGCCAGGCGGGCCAGTACCCGCGGGCCGTTACCTACCACGAGCAGCGCCTCGTCTTCGCCGGCAGGCCGGACGAGCCCCTGACCGTCAGGATGTCGAAGACAGGCCTCCCTCGAAACTTCGATGCCGCGTACCCCGCGAACGACGACGACGCCGTCACGTTCACGATCGCGGCCTCGATGATGAACGAGATCCGCGGGATCTTCTCGGGCAGGAGCCTGCTCGTGTTCACGAGCGGGGCCGAATATCAGGTGAGCTCCGGAGGCGACTACCCGATCACGCCGTCCGCGATCGACATCAAGACGCAGTCATACACCGGCTGCTCGAAGCTCCAACCTCTCGGGATCCATCAGGGGGTCATCTACATCGCCGAGAAGGCGAACGCGGTCCGGGAGCTCCTGTACGACGCCCAGGCCGACACCTACGGCGGCCGGGAGCTCTCGCTCCCCGCGACGCACCTGTTCGACGGCCAGACGATCGTCGATCGCGGCTACCAGCGCGAGCCCTTCCACGTCGTGTGGTTCGTGAGGTCGGACGGGGTCCTCCTCGGGATGACCTACATCCGCGAGCACGACATCGTCGGGTGGCACCGCCACGAGACCGGCCTGTACGTCCCCGATAGCCTTACGGAGCGCACCGGGCTCTTCAAGAGCGTCGCGGTGATCCCGGAGGGAGCCGAGGACGTCCCGTACTTCGTCGTCTACCGGAACCTCAACCACACCTGGGTCCGCTGCATCGAGAAGCTGGCCTCGAGGAAGTGGACGGCGATCGAGGACGCGTGCTTCGTCGATGCCGCGCTCGACCTGACCGCGTCCTTCACGAGCCGCTTCACGAACAAGCAGCTCCACGCCGACGCCGGCTGGGACGCGGGCGAGACCGGGTACTTCGAGGTCGACACGACGACGTTCGGGGAGGCCGAGGTCGGCGACGAGCTCTCCTGCCATCTCTGGAACCCGACGACCGAGGCCTTCGAGGACGCCCGGGTGCGCGTCTACGAGAAGATCGACAACACGAACCCGGTCCCCGATCGCTTCCGGGTCGCCTTCCTGACGCCGATCACGACCTACCTGCGAACGAACCCGCTCGGGAACGAATGGCTCCTGCACCGCAAGGTGTGGAGCGGCTTCGATCACCTCAAGAACGAAGACGTTACGGGCCTAGGGGACGGGAACGTCATCGGCCCCCTGACCGTCGGGAACGACGGCACCCTGACCGTACCCCCATCCCATCGCCTGATCGTCGGCCTCGCTTTCAGCTCGACCCTCGAGACCTTGAACCTCGACGTGCAGGCCGAGACGATCCGCGGCCGGCGCAAGATCGTGCCCCGGGTCAAGGTCGAGGTGGCCGACTCGCGGGGCCTCGTCGCCTCGCAGCCGGACTACGGGACCCCCAACGAGTGGAAGCAACGGGACGCGTACCCGATCCTGCAGGACCTGTCGCTCTACACCGGGCTCCTCGAGGTCCTGATCGATGCCTCGTGGAACGACGGCGCCCGGGTGCGCCTGGAGCAGCTCGATCCCTTGCCGATCCATATCTGCGGCATCTATCCGGAGTTCGAGGTCGGGGAGTGATGTTCGAGATCGTGGTGCCGAATCGAGACCAGATCGAGGACGCCGCGGAGCACATGCTTCCGGAGGACGTCAAGGAGATCCGGGTCATGGACGGCTGGACGCCTCGGGAAGCTCTCGAGGGGTCCATCCTGAACTCGATCGAGTACCACGCGTTCCTGTACCGAGGGGCCGTGATCGCGGTGTACGGGATTCGACGCGACCGCGAGGCCAACCCCAAGGGCGAGGACTGGTACCGGCCCTGGTGCCTGACCACGAAGATCTCGAGGGTCTATAGGGTCGCGTTCCTCAAGACCTACCGGAAGGTCCTCGACGACTACGCGAAGCGGTACCGAAGGCTCGTTACGGTCGTGCCGGAATTCAGGTCCGACACGATCCGGTGGCTCTCGCACAACGGGTTCGTCCTGTGGGACGAAGCGGAGCTGAAAGACGGAGAGACGGCTTTCCTCGTCGTCCGCAACGAGGACCTCGAGGACGACACGCAGCAGCAGGAGGTGCGCGATGGGCTCGGGCGGTAGCAGCGGAGGCGACTCGGGCGTCGGTGGGATGGTTTTAGGGGCCGTCGGGAGCGCGATCCAGACGATCTCGACCGTTCAAGACGCCCGGAACCAGGTCGCTGCAGACAAGCTCTCGGCCTCGCAGCACCTGGTCAACGCGACGCTCTACCAGAAGCAGGCCGCGTCGCAGATGCGCGCCGGCCTCACGAGCGCGGAGCAGAACCGGGAGTCGAACACCCAGGAGATGGGCCAGATCGCCGCGTCGCACGCCACGAGCGGTGCCGACGTCTCGAGCGGATCCTACCTGGGCACCCTGGCATCGACCGCGCTCCTGAACGAGTGGGACACCCGGCAGATCGTTCAGAACGCGGCGAAGGAGGCGTATCAGTCCCAGATCAGCTCGATCTCGGAGATCGAGCAGTGGAAGTCGAAGCTCGACTCCGCGATGAACAACTTCTGGAACATCTCGAACTCCGACCTGTACGGCGGGTTCTTCACCGGGATACCGCTCGGGGCGAAGTTCGAGTACTGAGGGCACGACGATGGGAAGCGGAGGAGGAGGAGCAGCGGCCGGGGCGGGCGCCGGCGCCGGCGCCAGCGCGGGGGCGGGATCGTTCGGAGCCGACTTCACGACCCCGTCGCCCTCGAGCTCGTTCATGGGCTCCGGAGGTACCGGGTCGGCGACCGGGGCGACCGGTGGAGTCTCCGGTGCGGCGTCCCAGTCGGCCGGTCAGGCGATCTCGAACGTCGGCCAGGGGATCATGTATACCGGGATGGCGGTGAGCTGGACCTCGGCCGCGTTCTCGACGATCTCCGCGATGGCCGCGGACATCAAGTCCACGAAGCTCCATCTCGCGAACGCTCGGCTCGCGATGAAGCAGGCCACGGACGCCATCCAGGTCGGCAACGTCACGAACCAGGCGCTCTCGCTCCAGGGCGGCGCGGTTCAGGGCCAGCAGGGGGCGGCCTACGGAGGCTCCGGGGCGGACGTCGGCTCCGGCAGCGCCTCGAGCCAGATCTCCGCGACCTCAAGGGCCCTCGCGTACGACACGCGCCAGGCCGCGAACAACGCCGCGCGGCAGGCCTGGGGCTACCAGATCCAATCGATCCAGTCCGTCGAGGAAGCGAGACAGGCCTACGAGCGAACCTCCTCCACGTTCTTTGGGCAGCACCGGCTCGTGAGGGGGATGTTCTCGGGAAAGTTCGACAACCTCGCCGCGGAATCCTTCGTGGGGGTGTGAGATGGCCCGGATCCCGAAGGCCCTGGAGCAACGCGTTCAGGCGCAGCCGCTCCCCAGCGCGCGCGTTCAGACGGACGTGCCGTACCACACGACCGACCTATCCCCCATCTCGAACGCGCTCCAGACCGTCGGATCGATCCTGCGCGCCGTCGGAGAGCACCGGCAGCAGGCCGAGGCCGCTCAGATGGCCGCAGCCGAGGGGCAGTACCTCGCCGGCTCGACCGACATCCTGTCGACCGGGAAGGATCCGTACCTCAGGAAGACCGGGGAGGCGGCGCTCCAGGGCCGCGCCGGCGTCGAGCAGAACCTCGACGCCCTGTACAAGAACGTCCGGGAGTCCCTGAAGCAGCCGGCGCTTCAGCAGGCGTTCGACGCCCGGATCAACCGCCTGAGGCTCTCGCAGCTCGAGACGATCGCGGGACACGAGGGGAAGGCGATCGAGGAAGTCTCGAAGGCGAAGTTCGATCACGCCTGGAACGAGACGTTCCGGCAGATGACGCAACCCGAGATCTACGCGAACGACGTCTCGGCCGGCATCCTCATGACGAACCTCTTGGGCCACCTGATCAATCGCTCGAAGATCGAGGGCTGGACCCCGGAGGCGCTCGACGACGCGATGCAGAAGTCCGCGGACGCCGCGCACGAGGCGCGCCTCCAGGGGTTCCAGCGCGACTCCGATGCCGCCGGCATGCGTCAGTACCTCGAGAAGAACAAGCACCTCATGCCGACCCAGACCTACGAGAAGTACCGGAACCAGTCGGATCCGATCTGGACCGATACCCTCGCGGAGCAGGAAGCCCAGCGGATCCGCAAGACCGGGTTCGAGGATCCCAGCGTCATGCGGGCGCTCTGGGACAAGATGCCCTACGACACCCCGGAAGCCGTCAAGGTCCGCGACGCCACGAAGATCCGGATCGACCGGATGATCAACGACCAGCAGACGCAGGACCGGACGGCGGGCGAGGCCGACTTCCAGATCGCGTACAACCAGTGGCGAGACGGCGGCTACAACCTCGCCGCGGTCAGTCCAGGCCTCAAGGGCCGCCTGAAGTCGAACTACCGAGGGATCGACTACCTCGAGAAGCTGGAGCAGGTCGACCACAACTACCACGCGGAACGCCAGGCCGAGACCGATCGCGCCTCGCGAGAGATCAAGGACAAGCTCGAGGTCACCGGGACCGCGTCGCTGATCGATCTGATGCAGCTCTACCAGGAGAAGCCGCAGGAGCTCGCGACGATCGATCTGAACCGCTACTACCCGTCGATGACCGCGACGCAGCAGCTGAAGGCCGCGGCTCTGAAGCGTGACGCCGCGAACCTCGTCGCCGGCGCCACGAAGCGCAACCTCGCGGTGAGGACCGACCTGATCATCAAGGACGTCAGCCTGCAGAACGGGGTCATCCCGGCCCCCGGCAAGAAGATGACCCTGCAGCAGGCGAAGAAGTTCTCCAAGGTGCAGAACTGGGTCTACCAGCGCATCCAGGAGTGGACGGAGAAGCCCGAGAACGCCGGCAAGGCGATCCCCGCGGACGAGGTCCGCAAGATCGCCACGAAGGCGTTCTTCGACATCGAGGTTCAGGGGACCGGGCTCAAGTTCTGGGACCCCGATGCCAAGCTCTACGAGTACGAGCCCGGCCAGGCTCTCGTCGTGCCGAAGAAGGACCGCGCCGAGATCGAGCTCCGGATCCGCAACGCCGGCCGGAAGGTCACCGAAGCCGAGGTGCAGAAGAAGTACCTGCAGCTCCTGTACAACGCGAGCGCGGAAGTCCCGGGCCTACCCGGGCTCTACTCCGAGACCGCCGACTTCAAGGACGCGATGGACAACACCACGGGGGCTCCGAAGCCCTCGATCGAGCCCTCGCCGGAGACGGCGCCCGAAGGGGAGTAGATGGCCGAGACCACGTACACGGCCGAGGACTACGACCGCCTCTTCGAGCCCGATCCGAAGGCTCGGGAGAACCCTTCCGCGGCCGACGCTCCCCAGGGACCGACCGTCACCCTCGACCAGAACGCCCAGGACGCCGGCGTCACGAAGAGCCCGGAGTTCTCGAGCTCGGACTACGACAAGGCGTTCGCGGACGCCGACCAGGAGGACGAGGTCTTCAAGGACACCCGGGCGAAGTTCCTCGAGTGGTACAACGCAAACCTCGAGGAAGACCCGGAGACCGCGGCCGAGGTCGGCCGCCTGTCGTACATCACCGGCATCCCACCTAACGCCGTCGCCTCGGATCTCCCGAAGGCGCGCCAGCTCGCGCGCACGAAGGGGGTCGACTGGAACCGCATCACCCGCGACCACCCCGTCCTCGCCGACTGGCTCGCGAACCCGATCCGGCACGCGCTCGTGGCGGACGACGTCGCCAGCCTCGAAGGGATCGCCTGGTGGATCGGCTCCTGGGAGTACGACGACCGCCTCGGCTCCTGGGACTGGCACCCTGGCGCGATCCAACGCCGGTTCCAGCGCGGGATGGCGCAACGCGAGGAGGCTCAGGTCGGGGCGGCCGCCGCCGCGGAGGGGCAGAAGCTCGACGACTTACCGCGCGTCCGGGAGCTCGCGAAGGACCTCGTCCCCTGGGACTACGGCGAGGACGCCCGGTCGCTTCGCGTCTTGGGTCGGTCCGCGGGCGCTCTCGCGGAGCTCCTGCCCAACATGGTCGGGGGCACCCTACGGGGCCTCAAGTACGGCGGCGCGGCCGCCGCCGCCGTCGCCGGCGCCGAGGCCGCAGCCGCGGTGCCGACCGGCGGCCTGTCCCTCCTCGGGATCCCGATCTCGGCCGCGACGGCTTTCCAGACCGGCTACATCACGGGTCTCGCGCTCGACACCTACCAGATCGAGAACGGCGCCGCTTACCTCGAGATGCTCAAGGAGCAGAAGCGCCGCGGGGGCGGGGAAGATCCCAAGACCGCCGCCGTCGCCTCGAACGTCGTCGGCCTGATCAACGCCGGTCTCGAGATGATGCCCGGACTCGCCTGGCTCAAGCTCTACGTCCCGTACTTCCGCAAGCTCGGGAAGGAAACCCTCAGGACGCCGGCGAAGGAGGCGCTCAAGAAGTACGGCCTCGGGCTGGGTCGGGAGGCGCTCGAGGGGGCGAAGTCGCTCGCGTGGGAGACGGGCACCGAGGCCGCGCAGCAGCTCGTGACGTCGACCGGGCGGGAGCTTTCGATCTGGAAGGGGGGAGGGGAGACCCAGTGGTCGAAGCTCCCTTCCGAGGCCTGGGGGGAGTTCACGGGGGCGCTCGAGGGCATGTGGCTGCTCTCCGTGCTCGGGATGGGGCAGAACGTCCTCGGGAACTACCGGAACGTCCAGCGGGCACGCCGCAACGTCCTGGCGATGAACCAGCTCGCGGAGGTGATGAAGGAATCTAAGTCGGTCGTTCGTTCCCCGGACGCTGTCGAGGAAGTCGCGTCGGAGCTCGCGAAGAAGTCGGGCGCCCCCCCGACGCTCTTCGCCAAGCTCGAGAGCTGGAACCGGCACTTCCAGGAGCAGAACGTCGACCCGCGCGAGGCCGCCCGGGAGGTCCTCGGGGACACCGAAGCCTACGACGAGGCGACCCGGCTCGGCGCGGAGCTCGCGATCCCGATCGAGAAGTGGACCGCCAAGATCGCCCCGACCGAGGCGCACGCGGCCCTCGTCCAGGACGTGGCAACAGAGCCCGGGGGACCTACGTTACGGGAGTCCATGGACCCCTTCGAGGCGATCGGGAACGAGACGCAGGCCGCCGTCGAGGAGGCCCGCAAGTCGTCCCCGGCCGACCTGACCGGGCCCAGCCTGGCCGTGTTCGAGGACTGGCGGTCCCGGGCCATGGTCACCGGCGACCCGGTCGAGGCAGAACACTCGGCTATGGTCATGCAGGCGATCATGACCCGGCTCGCCGACCGGATGACCCGGAACGGCGTCCCGATGACCGCGATCGACATCTACAACCGGTACAAGGTCTCCGTGGGCGCCGTCGACTCCTCGGGGCTCTCGAAGGCCTCCGGGATCTCCGAAACCCAGATGGACCTCTTCCGGCAGGGCTGGGATGCCGCCACGGGTACCCCGCCTGCGCCCGGGCTTGCCCCACAGGAGCTCCGCGACACCGGGGTGGACCCGGTACCCTCGGACGCCCTGAAGCCCGGCATGCCGGTCCCCTACGAGGCCGGCGCGGCCCTGACCGAGGACCAGAGGGCCGGCATCCTGGGACGCGCGGTCGACGCGCTCGAGGTCGCCGGCCAGGAGCGCAAGGTCGTCGGGTACCACCCGGTCACGGGCCAGGAGGTCCACGACTTCGTCGACTCCCCGGACCTGTATCAGAAGTCCGACATCTCCGGGAACCCCTCCCGGTACTACGTGCAGCTCCCTGACGGCCGCAAGGCGAGCCCGTCGGAGCTCTGGCCCGAGATCACCGAGGACCAGGTAGCCCGGGCCGTCAGGACGCGCCAGTCGAGCTACGACGGCACCGAGGACTTCCTGAGGTGGGATCGCGTCGCCCCGGTCGGCCCGGGGTCCGTCGCCGCGGCCGCCGAGGCGTTCCGGATCGAGCGGGGCTCCGACAAGCTGGCGCAGGCCTACCGCGCCCAGGACCGCCACGGCCGCACCGTGTACGTCGACGCGCTCGATCCCGGGGACGTCGAGTACTGGGAGCTCATGGGCTTCCGGAAGGTCCTCAAGGGGGCCTCCGAGGTCCAGGCCGAGAACCGGGACGCCGGGGAGCGCCTGCGCGACGAGGGCCTCCCGGGCACCGACGACGGCACCCTGCCCGGGGGACCGGCGACCGGCGAAGGGCTTTCGCAGACCCGCGACTGGCAGGCCTGGGTCGAGAAGCTGAAGGCGAATCCGGAGGTCAGGAAGCGATTCTCGGAGTCGGACCTCGAGTCCTTCATCCGCGGCATGGAGATGACCGCGATGATCTTTGGCGACTTCCAGGGCGTGCCGCTCGAGGGCCCCGGGAGTCCCCTTCGCGAGAACCTCGACCCGCTGTTCAACCTGACGTTCGACATCACGACCGCGTGCCCGAGGCAGGATCAGTACGTCGCGACGATCATCGAGCTCGAGCGCCGGCTCTCCCGCGTCTTCAAGACCGAGGAGCGACATCTTATCGGCCGGATGATGAAGGAGCTCGGGGTCGCCCCGGCGTGCTGGTACTGCTACGGCCAGAGCGCCCGGGACGCCTTCGACGATGCCGTGACGCGTAACGCGGCGATCGTGTCGGAGATCCAGGCACTCCAGAAGAAGGGCCAGGCCACCGAGGAGAACCTCCGGCGCGTCATGGGCTACACCCCGAGGAAAGCGGGGGTCGGCGATCCGTGGATTCGTCCTTCCGGAGTCGGCTCTCGGTTCATGTCCTGGGACGGATCGCTCGGATCGTTCGTGCGAGCCAACGCGAAGAAGCTTCCGAAGATGGACCCCGTGCGCCTGCTGGGGCTGATCAAGGGCGTCGTGGAGCCGAAGAGCGATCTCGAAGCGGAGCTCGCGGACAAGATCCGGGGATCGGCGCAGGTCGCCTCGATGGCGACGACGATCAAGGGCTGGGCGACCTACACGAACCAGGTCCTCAGGTTGTCGGACGATCTCTTCCGTCGCGCGACCGAGGCGGCCGGATTCCGGTTGAACTCCCAGACCGATTACCGGCCGTGGCACGTCATGGAGGTCGCGGAGTTCCTGGTGCACCTGTCGATGCGCGGCGGGGCC